CATCGGATTGGCATCGAAAGAATCAAAACAAGATGTACAAACACAATGAAAACATTCCATTCTCAATGGTGCCAGATTTATCAATTTGGTTGCTTCAAGAATATGGAGTTAAAATGTCTTGGAATGAATATCAGGCAATTAAAATACATGATGGAATGTATGATGATGCAAATAAACCGTATTTTGTTGCACGATCGGCACAGGCTAAATTAAAAACAAATCTTCCAATACTTCTTCACCATGGTGACCATATGGCAGCCCAGATTGAATATGAAAGATGGAGAAACAGAAATTCATCAACCCCTAAGCCAGTAGTTGAAAAAAGCAAAACAACTAAAAGCAATGGACTTAAAAACCTAGCAGAAAATAATCCAGATGTAGAAAAAACATTAACGGATATTTTTAGTGCATTTAACGAAGATTAATTATGTTGATTACATTTATAATACTATTTGTTTTAGCCAGTGGCACTGCTGGGTATTTTATTTATAGAGCTTATTATTTAGCAGGTGTTTTATCCGATGCTCAAGAATATATTGAAGGTTTAGAGGTAACAAATCAATACATGTACTCAAAAATTTACGAAACGTATGATGTGATGAAACAAATTGATCGTTTAGGTGCATTTGAATCAGAAGATGAAGCCGGAACCACTTTCCAATTATTAAATGAAGTTATAACAGAACTTAAAGAACAATTCGATGGCGAAGAAGAAAAAGAAAAGTAATATATATTTTACTAGAATCACAGAAATAGCTATATTAGCATATAATAAAACAGAATCTGCAGTAAAACGAGAAAAGATTTATAGAAGATTTATATATCCAGCTTTCATGAAAATGGCTGAAAATTTAATTAACACAATTAAACCAACTTATATAGATTCATCATTTACAGATCTTCAAACCGATTTAGTTACATTTTTAACAGAACGTTTAAATAAGTTTAATCCAAATGCCGGTAAAGCATATTCTTATTATACAAGAACATCATATAACTATTTAATTGGAGAAAATGATAGAGCTTATAAAAAGTTAAAAGCGGATACGGTTGAAATTGATATTGATGATCGCCGCAATGTTCTTATTGAAATGCATAATGATGATATGCAAGAAACATTGCAATATTTTATGAATGCGTATGTTAAACATTGTTATAACAACTTAAATTATATATTTAATAACGCAACTGATATTCATGTAGCAGATTCTATACTTCACGTTTTTGAAAATCGAGAATTGATAGAAGACTTCAATAAAAAAAGATTATATATTTTAATACGAGAACGTACCGGATTAGATCCATCCCAGACCAGTGCATTAACACGAGTAGTTAAAACACTTAAACAAATTTATGAAGATGGGTTTAAACAATATGAACAAACAGATTTCGTGAAATTACCTTTTTGATATTTATATAAAAGGAATTTTTTGTTATGGACAAAAATGATGAACTGTTTAAAGGTACTTCCTTTGCGGATCTAATGTCTGATGTCTATCATAATTCTAAAAAGAAAGATAGACAAATTAATCAGTTAATTGCACAACTTCAACCGTTAATTCGTAACGCATCTGATGCTACGATTATAGTTCCACTTATTAAAGAATATTTAGATGTTGCTGTAAAAAACGATGATCATTTAGTTAAATTAACTGCGATTGTTCAGCGATATATTTCTACTAAGCAGACAATATCGGGTACGGATGGATTATTATCAGACGAAGAAAAAGAACAACTACTTAAAGTTGCACAGACAACATTGGAATCTGAATTAGAAGACGAATTAGATCGTATATCGGATGAAGATGCTATACTAAAACAAAAAATACAAACAGCAAAAGAAAAGATTAGTAAAAATGAAGATGGGAAGTAACATTGAATTTGATGTTGCTGAAGTGCTGGATTATGAATATACATACCAGTATGTAGAATCTACGCGAAAAGATACTAACGTTAATAGTTTATTTGGTCTCAAAGTTCGATCATGTAACAGTTATTTTGATCCTAAACCATTTATAGCTAAACCAGCTAATATGTCATCTAAAAAATTGCCATTAGTTGGAGAATTAGTTTTAATCTTCCGTACTTTTAATCAAATTTCTAATTCCGAATTGCGTCGGGAAACATGGTACTATTTAACTACCATTGATGTACAATCTTCAATGAATGCAAATCCAATTCCCGGCATTTCTGATAAAACAGGAACTATAAATGATACTGAATCATATAAACCAGGAAAGACTTTTGATTTTAAATCTGTTTCACCAATTCAACCATATGAAGGTGATATAATTTTTGAAGGCCGATTTGGAAATAGTTTGCGATTTGGATCTACTATAAAATCTGGGGGTAATTACTATAGACAACCAACCTGGGGTGGTGATATATCAACAAATAATTTAATATCCAATCCAATAATTATTTTATCAAACGGCCAAGCAAATCAAACAGAGAAAAAATTTGTTGTAGAAGATATTAACACGGATAATTCTTCATTGTATTTAACAAGCACACAAAGATTATCAGGATTTCGTTTAAATAACATACTTCGAACTGTAGATGATTCAGTGACACAGTTTTCAAGATCTCAGTTTATTGGCACTGCGGATCGGATAATATTAAAAGCAAAAACAGATACTGTTGCTTTAGATTCAGGATTATCAATTGAATTAAATAGTCCATTGTTGTCTATAGGAGTTAAAAAAGATAAAGAAGATGGATTGCATACCGAAGCTGTTGAAGATTTATTTGAATTAATATTTGATATTTTAATATCCGGACTCCGGGATAGTAATGAAGCTCCGGTAAATTTAGCAGATCCTCAGTTTATTACTTTGAAAAATCAATTGATAAGTAGACTTAGAAACAAATCAATTAAACAGGATAAATTTTAAATATGGCTACCGCATTTCCATTTAATAAAATTTCTAAAGTACCTATGCGGGTATTAGCAATATTATTGCCAGTTATTACAGCTCAACAAACATTAGCAAAAAAATTAGGAAATCGTATACAAGAAGACTTAGAAAATTTATCTAAAAATGCAAAATGTGATGATGCTGAAGTTTTAGCATTAAAACAAAAATTAGAAAACCTACAACAAATAATAGATAATCTGCAGAGATTACTAGGATTTATACCAACTATATCAAATTCGTTACGAACTGTAAATTCAGTTGCACAAATAATATCGTCTGTTCAATTAATTATACCAGCAGCCCCAGGAGTACCGCAAGCTCCTATTATACAAACTTTAAATGCAGCAGTAGAAACTATTGCGAATGTGACAGCTGTGTTGACAACATTGAGTAATGTAGCAAACAATGTTTTGCAACTAGCAAATAGACTTGAAGGAATCATTCAGCGATTAAATGATAAAATAAAAAGTTTATGCAATACACCGTCAGCTCCAGCTGATAATGTAGAAGTAGATTTATTAGATTTATATCCTAGTGAATTTTATCAATTGGTTAACGTAACACAAGAAGACATTGATGATCGATTAACAGAAATTCGTAATTTACTAGAACAACAATTAGATGTTCTTACAAATTTAAACGAAGCTCCGAGTCAAATATTATATGGAGAAGGAGCTCCTTCTGTGTTAACAGGTCAACGAGGAGACTATTACGTAGATACTGAAACACAAAATGTGTTTGGGCCAAAGCCTACAAATAGCAGTTGGGAATAAACAACTTTTTCCTTCGTAAATATTTATTAATAAAGAAATTTATGGATAGTAAAACATTGATACAATTGTTAAAACGAGTTGTTAGCGAAGAAGTACGTAAAGTCGTTAAGGAAGAACTTACCGATATTCTTAAAGAAGGGTTACAATCTACAATTAATGAAATGAAATCTACTTCATCTAAACCAAAAATTACAAAAACTACTACATCGGCACCCAAACGTAAAGCCATATTTGAAGAAAATCGATGGGCATCTGTTTTAAATGAGACAGATCCTTTAACAGAACAAGTTCCAGTTGCAATGAATAGTTTTAAAGATATGATGCAAGAAGGAATGGATGAAATTCGAATGACTTCAAGAGATGCTCAAAACTTTGGTAATATGAGACAAAATATGAAAGCTGCAATGGGGTTAGCACCAGAAGTTCCTAAAGTAATGGAAGATCCCGAAACAGGAAAATCATATGAAGTCCCAGTTGAAGTTCAACAAGCATTAACAAGAGATTATTCATCTTTAATGAAAGCAATAAATAAAAAGAAAGGTAATTAGTAATGCCATATGTTTTTGATAATACAGTATCCGATACTACATATGATTCATATTTTGGAAATTCACAAAATAATGGATTAGGTATTATTTTAACTGGTACTAATAGTATATTTTTTATTAGTAGCATAAAACAGTTAAATTTGCAGATATTTGAAAATTTAAAAACATTGTTACTAACTAGAAAAGGCGAACGATACGGTCAACCACAATTTGGTACAGATTTATATACTACATTGTTTTCGCCAAATACTAACGATTTAAAAGCTATTGTACATGATGCAATTTCCGATGCAGTTACCGAATGGTTACCGTATATTAGTTTGGATCAAATTGATGTTAAAACTGCAGAAGATGATCCTAGCAATCCGAACTACGTAACCGTTAAAATAAGTTACTCAGTTCAAAATTTTGGAACAAACAATATTGTTGTATTTGTGACACCTACCGGTGAACTTCAAATTGACTCTGTTAATCCGTAGGAATAATAATGGAAGTAAAAAAAGATATATCATACTTAGGAAAAGATTTTGGACAATTTAGACAGAATCTTATTGAATTTACTAAACAGTATTTTCCAACATCATATAGCGATTTCAATGAATCATCGCCTGGAATGATATTCATAGAATTAGCATCATACGTAGGAGATGTTTTGTCTTTTTACACTGATGTTAATTTAAAAGAATCATTTATAGATCAAGCAGTTGAGCGAAAAAATATTTTTGACTTGGCTAAAGCATTGGGATATAAACCCAATAACGTAGTTCCGGCGTATGTTACATTAGACGTATTTCAGTTAGTTCCATCAATTGGCTCTGGGACTGCAGTTGCACCTGATTATAACTATGCATTAACTATAAAACCAGGAATGCGTGTAAAACAAGAGAATGGAAATTCTATATTTAGAACATTAGATTCTGTAGATTTTAAATATTCATCTTCATTAGATCCTACGGAAGTTACTGTATATGAAAGTGATCCGCTTACTAAACAACCTACATATTATTTATTAAAAAAATCTACTAAAGCAGTATCTGGAGATATAAAAACTTCTAGATTTACATTTGCATCTCCAATTGCATATGACAAAGTAGTTATATCAGATACTAATATTATTGATATTGTTTCTGTTACAGAATCAGATGGAGATAATTGGTATCAAGTACCATATTTAGCACAAGATACTATTTTTGAAGAAGTTCCGAATTTAGCAGAAAATGATCCAGTTTTATCACAATACCGTTCGTCAGCAACTAGTTTATTAAAACTTAAGAAAACATCTAAACGTTTTGTTACAAAACTCAGAAGTGATGGAAAATTAGAATTACAGTTTGGAGCTGGTATTTCGGATAATAATGATGAAGAAATAATACCAAATCCGGATAACGTTGGAAATGGATTATCTGGGGTTCGTCGTAGTGTAAATGTAGATATTGATCCATCTAATTTTTTATATACTAGAACATATGGACAAGCACCGGCAAACACTACATTAACAGTTACCTATACTGTGGGAAATGGAATTGCAGATAATGTATCGGCTCGAACATTAAAACTAATTAATTTTATAGAATATTCAGAAAATGTTAATTCTAATAACAATGCTGGACTAGTTAATTTTATTAAATCTACTATTGCTGTGAATAATCCTACCCCGGCATTGGGTGCAAAAGCTGGAGATTCAGAAGTAGAAATAAAAAATAATGCTTTAGCAAATTTTGCTACTCAGAATCGTTTAGTTACTCGAGAAGATTATATAGTTAGAGCATATTCAATGCCATCTAAATATGGGAGTGTTGCAAAAGCATACATTGTACCAGATGATCAAATATCTCAAAAAGAACTAGTAGAAACTAGAGTACCAAATCCATTGGCAATGAATATGTATGTTTTAGGTTATAATTCATCAAAACAATTAGTTCAATTGAACAATGCAATCAAAGAAAATTTAAAAACATATCTAGATTACTATCGTATAATGACAGATGCGGTTAACATTAAAGATGCATTTATTATTAATATAGGTATAGATTTTGAAATCTCGGTGTTACCAAATTATAATAGCAATGAAGTTTTATTAAAATGTATTAATGTATTAAAAGACTTTTTTAATATTGATAAATGGCAAATTAATCAACCTATAATTAAATCAGACGTATTAAATATATTAGGAAATGTAAAAGGTATTCAAAATGTTGTAGGAGTATCTTTTTTAAATTTATATGATGCTGATTTAGGATATTCTGGAAATGTTTATGATTTACGTACTGCTACGCGTAATGGAGTAATATATCCATCACTAGATCCTAGTATTTTTGAACTTAAATATGCCGATCAAGATATACGAGGTCGAGTAGTAAATTTATAAGGAATATACATGTTTAGAACATTTTATGCACAATCAGATTCAACACTATATCAATCAGCTGCAGCATATAATGTTGGTTTGGATGAAATATTAGAAGTAGGAAAACGTTTAGATACTGATGGGTCTACATTATTAAAATCCAGATCTGTTGTTAAATTTGATATGACTGAAATTTCAGCATCATTATCAAAATATTCTAAAACAGTAAATGATTGTAAATTCATGATGCAATTATTTACATCTCATGCAAAAAATTTACCATCAGATTACAATATTCATGCAAAATTAGTTGCACAGAATTGGATAAATGGAACAGGGTTTGAATCTGATCAGACAATCGATGGCGTTTCATGGACATATCCTATTTCTGCTAGTAGTTGGTACTCTAGTAGTCAGAACATACAAATTGGAAGCAGTACGTTATATGCAACCGGTACCGGTGCAGGAGGTTCGTATATGTCACAATCTGCAGCTACCGGTAGTACATCTGGATTGGTAGTATCAGAATCATTTTCATATCGTACTACCGATATTAATATGAATGTTACTGATTCTATAAAAGTTTGGTTAAGTGGCAGCGATGGTGCATCGATACCTAATTATGGATTCTTATTACAATTTTCAGATACCGACGAAGCAAATGAAGCGGTAACTGGATATGTTAGATTTTTTAGTCGCGACACACATACTATATATGTGCCTAAAATCACAATGTATTGGGATGATAGCACATATACGTCAGGATCAATGAGTCCGATTAATCTAGATTCATTTTCAACATATACCCGCGTTAAACCAGCGTATAAAGACACTGAGGTAGCTAAGATACGAGTGTTTGCTCGAGACCGATATCCCCAAAAACAACCTAATAATTTATTTCCATTCGAAACAATTAAAGCATTGCCACCGGCTACATATTATTCGGTTATTGATGCTCTTACAAATGAAACCATAATTCCGTACGATGATATTTATACTAAAGTAAGTTGTGATGCTACAAGCAATTTCTTTTATATAGATTTTAATGGATTTATGTCGGAACGGTATTATCGAATAGAATTAAAAATTAAAAGTGGATTTATCGAAAATTATATTACAGATCAAATTTACTTTAAAGTGGTTCAATAATGGCAAAATTTGATACAGTTAATTTATCACAGAATGTAAAATATATAAAAAACGGATTAACTGTTACTAGTAACAACGTTAACATTCATCCTAGAGATGAAGCTGGTAACATTATATTGCAAGAAAATTCTGAAACTAATCCGTTATTAATTATAGAACCCACATCTACAAAAATATCTACAAAGTCTATGATACGGGTGTTAGATACTCAGTTTAAATATTTTAAATTTCCAGTTACTACACCATTAACTAATGTGGATACAAATATTAATATAGACCCAGATTTATTAGATGTAATTTATGCAAGATACAAACCGTCTTCGAATCTAACTGTTCCTATTGCAAATTCAGGATTATTATTTGATGTAGTTGTTGATGGATTTCCACAAGAAAATTCAAATGCATATACTATAACAAAAGATATTAAAGCACAAAATGTAGATCTACGATTTCGTGCTAAAATTACACATAACTATGAACTAGCGATTCCTCTATCAAACGGTACTATATATTTTTATTTGTACAGAAACGGACCGGACAGACAATTAGATCGACAATTTAATCGTATTGTGAGCAATGTAGATGCTTATGCAAACACGTTGGAACAATCTGTAGAAGGAATTCCTCAAATAACACAAGATGGATATGGTGAAATTGCTCCATCTACACAACAAAGTTTATTGCTAGATATTCGTATTCCATTTTCTGAATTTGAAATTGGAGACACGTTTACATTTGGGGCTCAAGCCGGACAATTAGAACAACACAATATAATTGCAGAACAAACATATTGGGTAATTACAAACGCAAGTAAAAACGTCGATGTGTGGAATCAACCAGTTGAATAAAGTATGTTAACACAGTATAAAAATACACAGCAAATACAAAATTCAGTAGGATCAATTTCTGCAGAACGAATTTCTAACAGAAAAACACAGTTTGCTAGTTATGATATAAATGAACAAATAAGATTTAATTCAGAAATTACTAAACAGAATGTAAATTCAGCAATTGAACTTCATATATATGCTACAGATTCTTGGTTAACTGGTACCCATAAAGTTACACTGAAACATAAAATTCCTAGATATGTAGATAAAGTTACAAACAAAGAAATTTTATTTCCTAAACAACCGGTTGCAATTGATATATATTCTGAACTTAGTAAAATTGGTTTAACTTCTGGTACATTTAAAATAGCAGTTAATTTCTTTAAAAATTTAATTGGTAGTTATGATCGACAACATTTACGAATTGATGAAATTTCTCCAGATCGTACGGAAATAAAATTACGAGCAATTGACAACGATGATCCAGAATTTTTAATACAAATTGCTAATTTTCTAGCAACAGTTAATCAAACATCATCGGATTGGTATACACCATATTTGCTAAATTTTAGTAGAAATCAATGTGCGTTATTTGTTAACAGTGTTGTTATTGGCGAATACTTATATGTTAAATTGTATGAACCATTAGCCGAAAACATACAGGTAGATTTTAAATGTTGGGTTGTTGAAGAACAAAAACCTCCTTATATTGATCAAATACATATAACTCCATTTATATTAAAAAAACAATATAATCAATTAGCAAATCCAAATTGGTATGCAAATGCTTCATACAATGTTTCTTCAGATACTGGATTACGTAATTGGAATGATTTATTAGGATCGAGTGTACAAACATCTCAACAAATTGTAGATGCATATTTTTCTGGTAGTTTAACTGGTGTTAGTTTAAATATAGATTTTTCTGATTTTAATAATTTTGTTTTTTATAGTTCAGCTACTAATCGATTAGATAATTTTAAGTATAAATTAGAATTATTAGAATATTACAATTCACAAAGTTTATTAGTTTCTCAGTTATCCGGAAGTGTTGCTACAACAAATGCACAAGATTATTTAAACAAAAAAACTTCATTAATTAGTGGATTTGATTTATTTGAAAAATATTTATATTATGAATCATCATCTGTTATAACTACATATAACATTCCAGTAGAAACTCCAAACGTACAATCGATTACGGGAAGTTACATACAACCAGTACCAAAAACTACAACAACAAGACCATACACATTAACTTCGATTAATAGTAGTCAGTTTAAAACGTGGTATGATTCATTATATGCTACTGCTAGTTTATATGATCAAAATAATTTTAATGCATTAGCATATGCTATTCCAGAAGGTATTCGTTTAAATCAAGGTAATGAATCCTTAATAACATTTGTTAACATGTTAGGGCATCATTATGATATACTTTACACGTATATTAATCATATGACCCGTATACATAAGCGCGAAGAAAATCCTAAATTAGGAATGCCTAATGAAATATTATATTCTGTAGCTAAACAATTTGGGTGGAATTTAACTGATGGAAATCAATATCAGGAGTTGTGGGAATATGTTTTAGGTACCAATGAATCTGGAATTCCATTAACTGGATCTAATACGGTTGGCTATCCATCTGTCCCTGGCCGAGAAATGACATATAACGTTTGGCGTAGAATTGTAAATAATTTACCATTACTATTAAAGTCAAAGGGTACTAAACGAAGTGTACAAGCTCTATTATCTTGTTATGGTATTCCTCAATCATTAATAACTATTAAAGAATATGGAGGCCCTAGATCTAATAGAGCTCCAGTATATGAAAAATTAAATTTTGATTATGCATTAGATCTATTACAAAATCCAGCTGGTACTGTTACTGTAAATTATTCACAATCAATTAATACTGTAGAGTTACGTTTCCGCACAGATAACGTTATAACAAATCCAACGATGTCTGGTACCATGAATCTATTTAATATAGGCTCAAACGCTGTAACATTAGATTATACTAGTGGTACATATGGAACTATATTGATTAATGGCACTGGATCTGCTAATATTGAAATGTTTGATGGAGGATGGCTAACTACTATGCTACGTACTACTGGTTCTAAACTAGAAGTAGTAGCCAAACGTTCAAAATATGGAAAAATAGTAGCAGCTGTATCAGCATCTGCTACTGCATCATTTGATTATTCCGGATCTGTAGTTTTAGGTAGTACCAGTACTGGTGCATCTCGTTTAGAAGGTCAACTTCAAGAATTAAGATTGTGGTCAAGCAGTTTATCTGATTCTGCATTTAATAATCATGTTAAAGCACCCGCGGCATATAACGGAAATATAGATGCATTTAATGAATTAATTTTTAGACTTCCGTTAACACAAAAAATTAATCATACATTAACTAGTTCATTGGCCGGAGTACAGCCAGTATCAAATATAATATCAGCTTCATTCACATCATGGTCTACAAATACACCATATGATTCTATAGAAGAAACATATTATTTTGATGGTATTTCATTGGCAGCTGGTACATATGATGATAATAAAGTTCGAATTGAATCTAATTCGTTAGTTGGTACATTGGATGTTCAAACAAGAGCCGAACGAAGTCAATTTGATAAAGCTCCATTAGACAGCAAAAAATTAGGAGTATATTTTTCACCACAAACAATGATCGATGAAGATATTATTTCGCAGTTAGGGTTTGTTGAATTAGATGACTATATTGGCGATCCGGGGCAAACAGAATTAAAATCATATCCTAAATTAGAACAACGGGCTAGAGAATATTGGAAAAAATATGATACCCGCAATGATTTCAATTCATATATAAAAATATTTACTTTATTTGATTTATCATTTTTCCGACAATTAGAACAATTGTTACCAGCACGTGCTGATAAATTAACTGGTATTCTAATTCAGCCAAATATATTAGAAAGAAATAAAGATGTTGCATTACCGGTAATTCAAAATTTCAATAGTACATATAATTCAGTAATTGACAACACAAATTATTTAACTGCAACTGGTTCATATCTAAATTATCAAGGAGAAGTTGATGGAAAAATAATGTCAATTTCTGGAAATGATGATGATCAATGGCAAGGATATCTAACGTCATCTGCAGAAAAAAAATATAACGGAACAACGTATGCATATGATTACATTATATTGTCTGGAAGTACATGGATAAATACAACGTCATCATATTGGCGTAGTGAAGCAGTTTTACCGGTAATTATTTCAAGCGTACCATCTGAGTACCGTTTAGTTTCTAGTTCATATACATTGGTAGCTACCGGAATTGTATATGGATCAGGATCATATGGAACATCATCATATGCAACAATATCTTATAAATTTTCTGGAAGCTATGCATCAGTACAGGATTATTTAGCTCAAGGTTTAGAAAATCAACGTTATTCTGGTGCAAAAATGACATCGCCAGCATTCAATGTAAATTCTACACAAACTGTTGACGGTGGTCCAGTTGTAGAATGGAGAACTGCAAATCCGAATCAACTTCTATATCAGAATACCGGCGAACAGGGAAGTTTTGTTTTAGTATAATTTTTTAATACATGATATTTATTTTAAATAGGAATAATACATATGGGATATTTAGATAATAGTTCAGTTACAGTAGATGCTATATTAACATTAAAAGGACGTGAACTTCTTGCTAAAGGCGGAAATGCTTTTAGTATTACACAGTTTGCATTAGGAGATGATGAAATTGATTATTCATTATGGAATCCAAATCATCCATTAGGAACTAACTATTACGGCGTAATTATTGAAAATATGCCAATTGTAGAAGCAATTCCGGATGAGACACAGGCTCTTCGATACAAATTAATAACATTGCCTAAACAAACACAAAACATCCCAGTTGTTACCGTTGGAAACACGGCAATAACATTGTTAGCAGCCGGCGATAGTTCCGCAATTACTCCAAATACTAGCAATTTAGCTGGAGGAAATTCTAATTTAGGATATACAGCAATTTTAGCTGATTCTACAGTAGCTGATATACAAGTTACTAGAGCACTACAAAATTCAGTATTACCAACGACTCCTAGATTCATTGGAGACAATGAAGATGCTCAAAGTGTAGCAGTTGCTGGATTTGAATTTAGAGTTGTTGCTAAAGCTCAATATACATCTGATAAAACTACTACGATTACAATAATAGGAAATGAAACCGGAGGTAGTGTAACAATTAATCTAACTGTTAAAAAAGTTACTGCAGTAACTACTGGTAGCTAATAAAAGAAATAATTATGAAAATGCAAGATTTTATTCAGAATCTAAAAAAACAACCAAAACAAGGTGGATTTCCAGGAGGTATTAATACAACAGGTGGCACTGGAGGTACTGGAGGTAACAGACCTAGTCGCGCGGATATTATTGGAAATGTACAAGAAACTGCTGCAGTTAATGAACAAGTTCGTCAATTAGCACAACAATTGGCAAATGAAATTATTGCAGAACAACAACAAGCGCAGTTGTTAGCAAGAAATGGTCGAGTGTATACTAAATTTGATCCATTAAATGATGTTGTGTCTAATCAAACAGAAACTGTAACTGCTGGATTATGGACTGATGGCGTTGCCGGATTAACTACTTATTATTCAGCATCAGCTCAAACAACTTCACAACGACGCTATTATTTAGATGTTTATCAAGATGCTCCATCTGCAGATGGTGCAGCTGTACAATTCTCAGTAGCATATGGTCATGCTTTAGGTTCTGGATCAGCTACGTTAGGATTAAATGATTCACCGTCAAAAGCAATTTATTCACAGTATAAACAATTATTGCTTAGTTCAAATTCTTCTAGATTTGTAACAGCCGGTTCTGGAAGTACTGATTCTATTTATGTTTTAAATTTTAAAAGAAATCGACTTAAAGAACGATTAGATGCTGGGAATTTTGAGTTACCATTAGTTTCAATTTCATCTAGAGCTACAAATGCAACTGGATCTGTTTCGGTTGGATCTACTATTATCAGATTAATTGATGATTCATCGATATCTACTGCAACAGTTGGTGATTCTGGTAAAATTTATAACATAGTGTCTGGATCTATTACTAACGGTGTTTTCAATTCATCAGCTCCGGTATATTATGGATTAGCATATCCAGATCACGGTGTATTAGTATTAGATGGGAAAATGGTGGATCAACAATTAGGATTTGCTACTAATAGTGGTTCTAATTCAGAAGCCAATAATCACTTTGTACTATATCATTCAATATCAGGGTCAGGTGCATTATCCAATGAATTCTTAGCAAGAAATTCTGAAAAGATTACAAGCACGCATTATTTTGTTAGAATTAAAAATGCTGAGTATAACTTTTCAAATAACCCATCATATGTAACAGGGTCAGTTGGTCAATTATCACAAACTACTTTTGTAGGAGATCCTAAAACATATATCACAACAGTTGGATTGTATAATGATCGCCAGGAACTATTAGCAGTAGCTAAACTTAGCAAACCGTTGCTAAAATCATTTCAGCGAGAAGCTCTTATACGAGTTAAACTAGATTATTAAAAACATTACTGATTTTAGCCCTGTTATATTTATTATAAATGTAGCAGGGTTTTTACTATCATGGCAGAAACAAGAATATCTAATGAAGATACCTATCAAGGAATAATGCCAACTGTTTTCAAAAAGATTGATACATCTGATGTTAGTGTTAATCCTTTTCAGACAAACAAGTTGTGGACATTTTATTTGGGTAGTTCTACATCTAGTTTTACACCGATGATTGGAATATATACAAACATACTTCCAAATATAAGTGCATCATATAATAGTTCATCTAATGTTAATGGTTCATTAAAAAGTGTTGTATATTATTCTATTAATCATTTATTTTATAAAAATAAAACGCAACCTTATAATAGTTTTGGTCCAACGGATTTAAACAAAACTACTAAAAATATATTTATTTCAGCATCTGTATTTTCAATACCTAGTAAAAGAATAGGTGAATGTATTAAGCCGGCATCGTTTACATATACCGGGTCTGTTTATTTAGCATCGGACCGATATGGAAATGTTTATGATACGTCATTTAATTCTGCATCGATTGTAACAGGCGTACAATATTATGAAGGATTTAATGAGTATTTTGATACTACACGAATACCATATGAATCTCAAAATGTAACATACATACCAGGTGTTACTACCACAACTGGTGCAATGCGACCCGTAGGATATAGCGCTTATTTCGCCGGAAACGGATATATTAAAACTAATATAAATGGATTATATGATCGAGATCATGATTATGCAATTTCATTGTTTATTTCAGGAAGTAATACTGGAACTACTAATCAATTGATTTTGACAAAAGCTACTAGTAGTGTGTCGCCATCATATCCATTTAAATTAGAATTAAGTGGAAGTAACCAAGTTATATTTACTGTAACTGGTGAAACTATTAGTAAAAGTATTGCATCTACTACAATTATTACATCATCTTTTGCACATGTACTTTGTCAAAAAACTGGTTCCAATTTACAATTGTATATTAACGGTGTACTAGAAGCTTCTGGTAGTAGTACTCTGTTACAGCCTCAAACTAATCCGTTTACTCCAACTGCTAGAATACATAATGAAGATTCATTGGTAATAGGAGGTTATGATGCTGTTACATCAAATTTGCAAGGATCGATAGATGAGATTAGAATTTTTAATAAAGCTCTAAATTCGACACAAATATCATACTTATCAGATACAACTGAAGGTGGTACTATGTTACAAACTAATGTAGTAGGAAATTTGTTTTCTAAACAAGGAATGGTAGTCGTATCTAGTCCGGATTATCGTTATGATACTGTATTAACTACTCCATTTACTGCAAGTTACCGAAGCACTATGACATTGTATGAATTGGGAGTTATTGCTAGATTAGATGCTGGCGATTTCAATCAATCACAAAATCATACTTTGTTAAAAGATGATAACAGCACGTATTATAGTTTCGTGTCTGGCAGTAGTTTTGCGCCGTACATAACAACGATTGGATTGTATAACGATGCTGGCCAATTATTAGCAATTGCTAAACTGGCACAGCCAATCAAAAAAAGAAATGATGTTGATTTAAACTTTTTTATTCGTTTAGATCTAGATAAAAATATTTTACCAGGATAACAATGATACGTCTTAAAACATTATTATTTGAACTTGCTGATACTGAAATAAAACGTTGTTTGGATAAAATAAAAAACAATGATTTTCAGTTACTAGGAGCTGGTGATAATGGTCGGGTGTATGAAATTAACGGCGAAGACAAAGTTTTTAAAATTACAAAGGAACGTGATGAATATCAAGTTGCTAAACGCATAGTTAATCGATATTCAGATTTTACTACATTTATTCCGGTATATTATGTTAACGGAACTGATATGTATATAATGGCAAATGCTGAACAATTGTCATCATCAATTCGACGAGAAATTGATTCGTTTATGAAAGATTTTGCTGTATATGCGCGTCAAGAAGGCGGCGAAGTTTCTATTTTTGATTTTATGCAACAAACAGATTCTGTTAATTCACAATTAGATAATTTCTTAACTGCATTAGAAACTGACATTAAAAAATTAAACATTCCGGAATTTGAATTAGATTTAGATTTTAGATCGGATAATGTTATGCAATGGAATGGTAAACTAGTAATGGTAGATTGGTAACAAGTTAATATTTATTTGTATATGATAAAGAAACATAACATACTAGATAAAATTATAAAACGAGTACTAGCAGAACAAACATTAACTATACCGGTAACAATTAAAAAATTTTCCATTGGTATAGGTGATCAAATTGCAAATGAAAAATTAGGATGCGTATTTGCATTTCGTGTAACTGCAAAATCAAAAGAACAAAAAGTAGATGATGCTGGTACTAAGGTAAAATTAACTCCAACTGCCGATGAGGTTTTACGTGCTATTAAACAGCGTTTAGAAAAAACTAAATTTCCAGAAATTGATCAATATAAAACGGCAAACTATTGGTGGATTCAATCAAACAATATATCAACCAATGATAAAATACATGAATATGTATTTTTTGTGTATCCTAAAGCTACACTAGTAGGAGTTATGAATCCTATAGTTCCTAACAATTTGAATGAATTCCCACCTAAAGTAGATTACTATATAGACACTACATCAGTAACAAAAGCTGAATCACAACATTTTAAAAATTGGGCTAGTGGTGAAACCTTACCTGACGGTGAATGGTTAGAAAATAATGCTACTACTGATATTAACGTTTGGAATACTACTCTGGAACGTTCTCTTAGTATAAATAGTCTGAGTACTAATCCATTAACAAAGAGTTTACCCGTATATAATTTAAATCGCATATCACGTCACATTAAACGACATTTAGGTTTGTTTTCCGGAGAATTACAATTCCCGCGGGAGGAACCTGAGTATTTGAAAAGAAAAGATCAAGAAGAATTCGATTCTGGATTTACATTATATGGACAAGAATTAAAATTTACTGGAACAAATAAATATGTACGTAGTGTTGGACAATCTCAAATTCGTAAATACATAGGATTTTTTAAGGAGGAAAATGGAGATATTGTTTTACGGGCAACTGTACTTAGCAATGAACAAGATTCTACTACTAACATACAAACAGGTAATGCAACTAATTTAGAAGTTGACCTTGGTATACTTTTTACCGGAAACATAACTAACGATAAAATAACTCAAGGAACTATTGTCGACACCGTTAACAATAAAAAATATGTCGGAACATTTAATTCAAAACAAGAATATGATAACGGGTTAGAATATAAAAATGATGAATTAGTTCGTATATACGAAAAGAATAAATATTGGGACTATGTAAAAAATAGTACGGTTACAAATGAAAGTAGTCAGTATCAGATTCGAGAATTACAAAGCAATATTTTAAAAATGTGGAGCAATAATACCGAATTCGTATCTAAAACAGCACCAAATAATAAATACTTAATTAATAAGTTTATACAAAACGGTATCACGGGAATATGGGACACTCCTACTAAAGAAATGGTAACTGCATTGAATTTAATATTCATCGGACCGGATCCTGACACTGGGAAACCATATGCTGGTTCAGATACTCAAATACGAGCAGAAGAACATGAACAGATAGTTAAATATGCAACAACAAAAATTCCATCACAATAAATAAAGTATACTATGACACGTAACAATTTAATTTTAGAACAAAATTGGGGATCGTTTCAGCGTGACGAATTAACAGTAGTTAAAGAACCAAAAGAACAACCAAAATCTACTACACCAAACCAAACCAAAAAAACTAGTGGCGGTACAATACCACCGGCAGATTTAAAAAATACTATAAACAAACCAGGTAAATTAGTTAGATCATCAACAGCTTTAAATGATACTATTAATCCAGCACTAGAAGCAGATTTAGAATTAGCTACACAACAAGCAAATATCGGCGATGTACAAATAACATATGCAACATCTGGACATAGTAAACATGTACAAGGAAGTAAAAATGTAAGTAGACATTATGGTGGAAATGCTGTTGATATTAGTTTAATTAATGGCGTTAGTTATGGAAATAAAGCATTATTTACAAAATTAGGTTGGCTATTTGTTATTGAATTGCAAAAACTAGGATATAAATTTGGCGAAGGGCCTATTACAAAATCTTATTTATGGCAAACAATGACTGGCGGAAATCATTATAATCATATACATGTATCCATAAAGTCATCTGAAAATTATGCAACTAATTCCGAAGAAACCCCAGATGTTACTGATAAAACTAAACATGGTGGCGGTAGTGGGAGATCAAAGAAAAAACAAACGAATAAAAAATTAACTAAAGATCAAATTAAAAAGATTTTAGGAACCGGTCCAGGTCCGTACATGAAACAACCTCCAACTGCTGAACAATTAAAAATACGTACGCAAGTAGATAACGCCTGGGAAACAATGTTAAATGTTACTACTAGAAATCCTAATAAATATTTTTGGAAACTACGTTCTTGGTATAATGACCAAGAAGATGCTGCAGCAAAACATTTAAAAAATGAATATTTAAAAACTATACGAAATAAAATACCATTTAGTCAAGCACATCCAATTGATCAATATAATATTGTTGTATTAGATATGATAATTAATTCGATTTATTATAAAATACTACAAGGGGATGAATATAAAAAAATATCAAATTATTTTTATTTTAAAAATAAAAAATGGAATCTGCAGAAGGTACTATTTAATTGGAATTACATGTAAGTTATGGCAAAAAATCATTGGCACGGTGCTGCGAACAGTAAACGAGCGGTTGCATATAAATACGGTTATAAATCTGGGTTAGAATTAACAGTAGCAGACCAAATTAAAACTACTGAATATCCTTTGAATTATGAAACAGAAACTATACATTATATAGTACCTGAACGAAAAGCAAAATATACTCCAGATTTTGTATTTGTAAAAAGAAATGGCGAATTAATGTTCATAGAAACTAAAGGACGATGGACTAGTGCAGATCGTTTAAAAATGAAACATGTTCTAGCATCAAATCCTGGTGTTGATATTCGCATAGTATTTCAATCTCCGACACAAAAAATATCTAAATCTAGTAAAACTACTTATGAAGGTTACGCAAACAAACTAGGAATTACACACGTTGCGAAGAAAACAATTCCGGAAGAGTGGTTGTCGGAATGTTTGAAAACCGGCGAAGAAGTAGTAAATGTAAAGAAATTTTTTGTATAGGTTTGAATTGTGAAAAATATTTAATACATTCATGTAAATTAATGATATATTAATTTAATGATTGATTCAGTATTGAATCGATCGTTAGACCAGAAATGAAATGTATGTGTCTAACTAATATTATTA